ACGACGTTATCGATAGTGAGCTTGTAGTAAGACCAGATAGTTTTGATGGACTTTTCAGTGTCGTCCCCTGCTTTCTGGTTACCGAAGTCGATTTCTTCATGACGGCCACGCACCACGATTTCGACTGCAGAAGTTTCACCCGTGTCATCACGCTGGTAAGAACCGGCAAAACGAAGCATGTGTGCACTTACAGTTGCAGCACCGAACTGTTCAATAACCAGCTCGTCAATACCGCCAAGCTTCCAGTTGAACTCAATGATGTCATCGCCCAGGCCTGCATCCCACTTGATGTTGCCGTTCATGCCACCACCACGCCAGTCTTCAAACTTGCGGACCAGTTTTGGAATGGTGACTTCACCTGTCTGGCCAAGGTAGGAATTACCTTCGTTAAACAGGTCCATCATTTTTAATTTTTTAGGTAAAGCCATGTGCTTTTTTCCTTATGCATTCATACGAGACGCAAAATCAGCCAGGTACTTGTCTGTAATGCGTTGACGTAGGGTTAAGTCTTCAAGTGGCGGTACTGGAGTAAAGTCGTAATCCAGCATTAAACGGCCAGATTTGAGCGATTCTTTTGAGTTCGCAGAAGGATCGAACCAGCATTGACCATCGATGATGTAGCCTTGACCTTTCAGGTCACGGAATTTGGCATTGATACCTTCGACGATGTCACGCGCCAGGCTTGGATGAAGTGGCTTGTCGACTGCCCACATGTGTCCTTCTGCCATGGTGTCGGCAATGACTTGTGCGGTACGGGTATAGTTTTCAAAGGCAAAGAGTGGATCGTCGGTACAGGTACGTGAACCCCAGAAACGGAAGCCATCGCTTTGGATTAAGGTGGTGATGTCGTTCTGGTTGAGATAGCCAGCATCGGTGTCCATGCTTTGCAGCTGCCAGAACACATCTTTTGAAATACCGGTGACACCATTGACTGCTACGTTGGACAGGGTTTTATGCCAGCCAATGTCATTGTCGATTTTTGCCCGCAGACCGAGCGCTCGAGCAGTTGCATCAAAAGTGACGGTTTCTGATTTGACCGTGTCCCAGCCCAGGAAGTCTGGCCAGAGAAGCATGGCTTCGCGTGCACCGATTGACTCACGATAAGCAGCTGCATCTTCTTTGGTTTCACAGCCATATGCTGACAGGTAACTAAACGCACGTAGCTTTTCAGCAATTGATACGAGTCCGGCTGCCACTGGTGCCGAATCAAGTCCTGGAACGCCCAAAATACGTGGACGGACTTTCAGGTTTTGCTCAGCTGCTAGCAGGGCTTTCATGCCGGTATAACGGCCATTTTCAACGCCACCAATCAGGGCTGAAGTCTGCTCTGCTTCGGTTTCCTTGGTGTCTACACGGACAATGACAGTGACCGCATTGGTTTGATCGGCAATGGCTTGTAATGAACGTGCCAATGTGCCTTTCGTTCCAGCTTTGTCTAAAGCAGTTTTAATGTCTGTCGCAAGAACTGGAGTATTCAGTGGTAAAGCTTCTGCATCTGCATCTTCTGCAGTTGCCACTAAACCAATGACTGCCGTTGAGACAGTTCGGATAG